CGGCGTTGGCAGCGATATGTGACGCATGGCATTTAACCTGCAAGATGCGTCCATAAAACAGGACGTTTTTGAAGTCTTCATTGATTTTCATAGTGTACCTCGGTTAGTGCTTTCCAGCTCACAGGGAACAGGTCAGCGATAATTGCACCCACCTCATGAGCGAGGTCTTGGATTTCTTTCTGCGCGTGGGCGTCGCTGCGCAGGCGGTAGAAGCGGGCAAACGCCAGCAGGCTGCCTGTCCACACCCACTCGGTCATCATGCCCTGCGGCAGCAGGAAACGCGCCTGCTCCGGGGCGACACCCATATCGAGGAAGCTGTGGTAAATAACCTGCGCGCCCTGCATGAAGGCGGTGTAGGTTTCTCGTAGCTGCTCCTGCTTCTTATCGTCCAGCAGCTCACCGCTTCCCTGCTTGACGTTCTCCGCTTTGGCGCGGAACTCCGGCACGAAAAAACCCGGCGTGGATGCTACGTACCTGCGCGATATTTCCGACTCAACGAACCCCACCTTATGCTTAAAAGCCTGCGCACGAACGGCTACGGGCGCACGAACGCGCAGGGTGATGGCAGTATGGGCAAAGGGAATCTCATGCCCGTGCCGCGCCAGATAGGCTATGAGCCGAGCGTTCTCCTCGGTGGTGTAAAGCTCCGGGGATTTATCCATCGACACCCGTGCAGCACGGACAACGCTGTCGTCGTTGCCCATGTGGTCGATATATTCCACGCTCATGTGAATGCCTCCAGCGACGGCGCGCGATAATTTTTGCCCTTTTTGATTTTGCCGTGTTCGTCAAACACCGGCAGTCCGTCCTCAAACTTGCTCCAGTTGGAGGCGTTTACCACCTCCAACGCCGCGTGCAGGTCGTAGCCCATCATGTAGGCAAGCCCAACACAGGTCACGACGAGGTCGCACAGGGCGTCCAGCGTCGGAACGGGCGTGGGGTCGAACTTGGACACGCCCTGCTTCAGTTCGTCGGCGAGGTCGCCAATGTGCGGGCATTCTGCACCGATGGCTTCCGCCAGCTCGGCGGCTTCCTCGAACAAGCAGCCAGCCTGCACCATCTGATTGCGCAGCGCAGGCGTCGGCACGGCACGTGAGAACCACTCGGCGATTCCGTCCAGCACGTCGTCCTCGGGCCACTCTGGGACGGCGAAGTATTTTATATACTCCCGGCGCAGCATCGTGTCCTGCGCGTAGAAGCGGGCGTCCTGTGGCGTGCCGAATCCTTTTTGGATTTCCGGGCGGGCAGACCCACCGGAACACGTCGCCATGTAAGTACCGTCGGCGTCCTGCACGACTGCCAGTTGCAGCCCCATAACGGTAGCACTCCAGACGCCACAGTCGAACGTCCAGTCTAAGGGTTTCAAATTCATATCTTTTCTCCGTTTACATCGTCAAGGGCTTGCTGATAGCCTGCCCGAAATGCCTCCCATGCCCAGTTCACCCGGTAATCCCGGAACGTCACGCTCTTGCTGGTGGCGTTGATGGTGAAGTTAAACTTGAGCTGGTAGGCGTTTTTGTACGCGCTCACCTGCCGCTGCCACGCGAGGAAGCGGTTGGCGTAGTGCAGATTGTTGATGCTTGTTCTCACAGATATTTCTCCGGGTGTATCGTGACTAACTTGCCGTAATTCCTGCCGACGTCCACCTCGCAGTCGAGGACGCCCTGCGGAAACCACGGCGGGCTGGTTTTCATCGCCCGGCAATGAATAATCGCCGCTGCCGCTGCGTCCCGTTCCGGCACAACAGACACCCATTCGTCATGTACGTTCAGGTTTATCGGCACGCCTGCTTTGGCGATTTCCAGCGCTTGCCATTTGAGAATGTCAAATGATTGTTTCTGCACAAGATTTTCCGATAGGGCGCTTCCCCAGATGCGCTTACTCAGCATCCCTCTGCCTTTCATCTGGTCGTACACGTAGTTGGTTTTACCTTCCTCATCGGCTTCTCTACGCAGGTTCTGATACCAGATGCGTGTGCCGTTCGGGAACAGAATTGATGGGATAACTACGCCGTGGAAGGTGCTTGTGCCGTCGGCGAAAAACATCCGGTCATCTGCACCGCCGAACCACATCTGCTGTCCGCCGTACATGACATCCAGCGCGCGCTGGCAGGTCTTCCAGAACTGGACAATCTTGTGGTTCTTGGTACGGAAAGCCGCGATAAGTTCGTCTGCCATATCCGCCGCTTCTTGATTTTTTTCTAGTAACATCCTATACTTAAATGTAGAAGATGACATACCGTAACCTGCGGCAAGGCAGACGAGCTTGCCCATCTGACGCATGGCTTTTCCTTCTTTCGACTTCTCCACCTTCGCTGCATGCAGGATTTCGTCGTAGGTCTTGTGGTAAATCGCCGCCGCCATATCCACGTAGGGGTCGAGGTCGTCTTGGAAGACTTTTACCAAGTCCTGCTGGTCGGACGCTACGGCGTTTACCCGCAGCTCAATCTGGCTACTGTCCGTCGGTAGTACAATGTGGCCTTGCTTTGCCCGCATACTTTGGCGTAAGATTGGTTCTTTAGAACGCTTCGATAGGTTCTGCCAATTACAGGCTTCACCTCCACCAAAGCGCCCCGTATGGGCAGCGGCGTAGGAAAGGTAAATCGGCGCAAGCCCCCGACTCGCCATATCCAGAAACGTCTGGGTGCGGGTCGCTTCCATACTGGACTGCGCGCCTAGTTTGGTTTCAACCAGCAACTGCACCGTTTCATCGTCATGGTCTTTGAGAGCCAAAAATTCTTGGTCGGTCTTGCTTACCGCAGGAATTAGCTGTTTCTTTTTCTCGCTCCACTTCATCGGGCAATCCACACCCAGATTTTCCAGCAGCTTGACGAATTTCGCGCTGCTACGCAGGTTCTTGTGCAGGTCGTCGAGGTCGGTAAAGCCTAGCACCGCTGCCAGCTCGGACAACTTTTTCTGCCGCTCTGCTTCCAGCCGCACGGCGTAGTCTTGTAGCAGCGGCACGTCGAGGTCGAATGCGGGCTTTGTCCACATTTTGGTCGTCAGGTCGCTCATCAGCAGCTCGCTCACCTGACACATGGGCAGCATATAGCTGTAAAGCTCGTATCCCAAGTCGCTGTCGAGTATGCAGTAGTCGCCGTAGGCTTGCCACTGCGCCTCGGTCATGTCGTCGGCATGAACGCCTAACATATCGTGGACAGTCCCGCGTTTCTGCTCTGCTACAAGCCCCTGCGCCTGCATCCAGCCGGACAATTTAGCGAGGCTCTTACCGCCTGCTACGCGGTCTAGCGCGGACAATTTCGCCATGATAACGGTGTCCACGGTGAACAGCGGGTGGACGTTGTAACGCAGTCCTAGTATGCCCTGGTCGAAGGTGCAGTTGTGGGAAATAAACGGTGAAGTTTCATAGGCTTGGACTAATTCTTTGATATAAGGTAACCCTTCTTCCCGACGGTAAAACTCGGCAGGGTTGCTGCCGACCTTCACCGAAACTCCAATCATTTCAAACTGACTGCAGCGGATATATTTCTCCGTAGTGATTTTTGATAGGGAATAATCCTTGTCGTAGTAGGTTTCAAAGTCGATAGCGATGGGCAATCCCCAGTTTATTTTGGACGGGTCGCGGTAAAGGTCAGTCGGGGTCATTTGTTTTCTCCTCACGGTCTTCTCGCCACTATAATGCCTAGATACGGCAAAACTTCTGATACGACTATCTCCATACCTAGTACCGTATTCGGCTCTCCGTTAAAGGCAGCGTCAGAGGATAGTCCCGCCGCAGCACAAAACGCTTGAAAGGTAGCTACGTCCAGCACTATATGGGTAGGCTTTTTCCCGGTGCGGTGTATATATTCTTTACGCGCAGAATCAAATACCGGCAATAACTGCATGAGTATGTCGTTATTAAGGTCTATACGTTGGTTCATGATTGTTCTCCGTTATTCATCTTCTATCGGGTAATGGCGAAGGGTGTTGATAACATCGTTGGCAACGCCCGGCTCAAACGTACCGATACGCACGGCATCTATTTCATAGCGCTGCGGGACTACCCATACCCCGTGCTGTTCTTCTGGCTCTATCGGGTAGCTGAACACGCTCCCGTCGTCATCGGTTGCCACCCACTCATGGTCTGAGGGAATGCTGATTTTCACGCCGAAGTAATCTACTACCCGCGTAGAACGATAATTAAAGTGTTTGTGTTTCATTTTCCCTCCTTCACCCCATGCAGCGGGCAATCGCGAGTAATCCACCAGTAATTTTCCCCTGTCCCCTGCCCATGATTGTTATCAGGTACGGAGCAGATGCAGCCTTGTTCGATTGCTTCATCGCTTCCGGGGTTTGGCGTTATCGTGTTCACACCTGCACCTCCTGAAGGCTATCTCGCCAGTTTGCTATACTTGTTGATTCATCCCGCCAAGCGACCTGCGTTGATGCACCGGACTTGCCGTGTATGGCGTTCCCCCAAATGTCCCACGGCGTTATGCCCGGTTGCACTTCAAACGCCATAACAGACCCGTTGCAGTTCATAGCTATCCATCTTGCCCAACCGGGTACAATTACATCCAAACCGTAATAGTCTTTGACTATGCGGGATTCTGGGTCTTTTGAGTTGGAAAAAAGATTATCACGTAGTACATCGACAACAGGGGTTGCTTGCAAGCATGGCGGCGCTGCATGCTTCATGAATGCGTTAAATGTGTCACGAACACTGCAATTCACTGATTTTGAACGGATAATATCAGCAATGTCGTTAATGATTAGGTGCATTGCTTTATAATATTCGATATCATCTTGTAACAAGTACGCTGAATGCAGCTTGCCTACAACCGCAATCATCCAGCTCTGGTCTTGCGGACAATAAGCAAGGGTCTCTTTCCAGTTATCACCTTCAAGTTCCATGTAGGATTCAAGACGCCATATTCCTGCACTACCTGATTCCCATACTTCTTGGTTGTGAGGAATGTATGGTTCGTCTTCAAATGCTCTCATCACGCCATTTTTATCAACAGCTATCCATTTGGCATGGATGTTTACACGTAGAACATTACCGTAAAACATAACGGTCTTGTTGGATGTTTTAAGTTTCATAGTCTTCTCCTTTTTCTGCTATCTGCAACACGTTGTAACTCGGTATTGTCAGAGTAGTCTTCAAAAATATATTTCTTGCCCATTGCTCACCCTCCTTCGTACCAGCCACACAGATAGAAAGCACCAACTGTAATAAAGCACCCGCAACCCACATCTCCGGTATAGTCACTATGCCGATAACGTTCATTAACAACACGCCGATTACCGCAATAACACCGCCAATCATCCGCGTACTTGGATACGGTCGCTCCGTAAACACAATCGCCTCCACTTCTTTGTGAAACGCCCAAAGCAAACAACCTACGGCGGCTACCAGTATCGCCACATCAAACGCTTGCACCCATAAAAGGGTATATGATTCGTTCATTTCTGTACCTCCCGCAGACTATTGCGCCATTCTTTTTTAGCAACATTCTCACTACGCCAACCTATAATGAACGCATTTCCCCTTCCGCGCGTTGACCACGTGCCATCATAGCTGCCACCCTCGACCGTTTCCGGTTGGGCTTCATATGCTCGCACTCTGCCATCCTTACCCATAGCGATAAACTGCACCCACTCAGGAATAGCAAGCTCGCTGCCGTAATAATCACGAATAAGAAGACTGTCGTCTTCAGGATAGACGAATTTCTCTGCGTCGATAAAGAGAGGCGCCGCAGACTTCATTTCCAGTGCATCAAGAAATTCCTTGCTTGCTACATTCTCCACACCTGAATGCTTGCGGAAAGCATCCCAGTGCTGACTAAGAAAACGTTTACCTAATGAAAATGAATCAATAACATTACATAAAGCATCTTGCCGCTTAATAGCGTTCGCCTCCAGCAACGCATATTCCACAGCTATCTTGGTCTTGAGGTCTAGCATCCATTCTTGTCCCTCACCTTCGCAGCAGGTCAAGGTATCCTTCCAGTTTTCACCCGGCTCGAAAGAAACCGTTACCCCTGTGTTGTAACCGTATGGACCTTTCCAAACACAAACACACTCACCCTCCACAAGAGACGGTTCACTAGTGTACGCAAAAACCTCTCCATCACTATCCGCTGCGAGGTACGCCACGGCTGCATCAACGTGCAGGATATTCCCGTAGAACAGGACAATTTTTTGTTCAGAATCGAACTTCATAATAAGCTCCTTGTTAAAATTTCAAGCCATTCTCTGTGCAAAAGCTATTGCAGCTTCCTTACTAGAAAAGCACAAGCCTCTGCTAAGCCGGTATTTATCGTCATCAATATCTAGCCATTGCGTTTCATAATAACCGTCGTCTGCCGTAATATCAGCGTAATAATAGCGTTCTCTCATACGGACGCCCGGAAGAAAGTTCACTATACGCATCCAACGGTCAAGCAATACTTTCTCTAAACCCGTAGTCCGTATGCTACGCAATGCTTCTCTGCATTGCTCCTCAATATCATCCGAATATACACCTTTTCGTATCGACTCCCACAGAAATGTATCTTGATATTGACACAACTCATCTAGCACAGCGCTAGGGATTTTGTATCCTTTATTGTGGTGCTTGTATATGGCAACGTAAACCCTAGCGAAGTAGCTAAAAGTGCCTTTGTTATCACTATCGGTTACTAGCTCGATGAGTTTAGCGTAATCCCCAGCACTTTTTCTTTGCTGCTCTGCCTTTTCTTTTTTAGATGCGTCGTTTTCTCTTTTAGTCGACGCTAGTTCTTTTTTAAGTGCTGATATTTCTCTTGTAAGAGTTGCTACTTCTTCTCTAAGACTCTCAATTTCTCTCATAGTCTGTTCGTGTGGGTCAAATGCGCTTCTATAAAGTCTTTCGTCGTCTTCCCAAGTATTCATAAGTTCCTCGGCTAAATTAATTATTTACGTTTCCAGAACATCGCGTCGGTCAGTAGGGCGATGCCCGCGAAAGCTATCGCGAACACCGCACATACCAGACTAAAGCACAGGCTGCCGATGAACCAGTCCCATGCGTGGGAAAGGATGAAGTCAATCATCGTGAAGCATCCTCTTGGCGCGGGCTACCGCCTCATCCTGTGAGAGATACACCAGCCCACGGCGGAACAGGCGAACATCGTCAGCATCGCCTTCCCACTTGAACTCACGGTAATACCACGTCTCACATGGTATGGGGACGTAGTATGCCTGCCCGATACGCAGCGCATCTTTTAGGTGGGTTTCTTGTTCAGGCTTTGCTGCTGCGGTAGCGTCTACTTTCGTCAGGAAGCACTTGTTGCGCTTCAGGTGGGTAACGTTCACCGGGTTGCCTGTCCACTCCCACTTGGCGTACCGCTCCGGCTTATCCGGTTCAGGCGTGTAGTAGGTCGGATACATAGCGAATATGCACAGAAGCCCTTGCACGCGCGCCAGATGCTCATATAAGCTCTCGTAATAGCGCGTCGTACCATCCGAGGATTCTTCCAGCATAGTGGCGATGACCGGGTGCAGCACGCCCATCGAGGCTGACGTCGTGAAGAATCGGGGAAGCCCGCGTTCTACGCACATACGGATAATGAGTTGTTGCTTGGCGGAATCGGTGCGAATGACGTCTTTCAGATTACCCCACAGGGATAATAATTCCTTCGGGGTATACTTGTTAATGCCTAGGAAAAGGCTGTAAATATTTTCTTCAGTCATGATTAACTCCGTTGTATTTGTGGATTGCTCCGAACCAATTATGCGCACCCAAAGAAAGCACAATGGAAGGGATTAGTTTGTTGTTAATGAGATAGCCCCAGACGTATTCGTCGTCGTAAATAATGCCGTCTTTCTCAGCAAGGGTTTGTGCCCCGTAAACAAAAAGGTGCAGGAATTCGTTGGCTAGACGGGTCGGCACAACCCACGTGCTGCCAGAAAGCCGCCCGCCGGACTCGAAAAAGGTCGCAACGTAGTCAGCGAACTCGTACTCCCGCACGCCGCCTTTTTCTTTATAGCGGGCGAGGTATTTAATTATGTTCCCCCGCAGGAAGCCCGCGTATTCGGCGGGCGTTAGCCAGCTTCGCAGTAGGTCAATAGGCTGCGGGGTCATCTTGAGGTAATGGTCGCCGCCGACCTGATGGCGCGGCGATTCTTTCGCAGGGTCTTTCATTTCTCCCACCATCTGTTACAAGGAAACGTGTACGCCTCCTTCATGTGTTGCAATAATGTATCCGGTGATGCCCACATATAGGGCGGCACAGGCGACGCTTCGTGTCGATAGCGCTCGCGCAGCTCCTCGTAGCCCCACAGGCAGGCGTAAGCTGACCTAAGCACGGTAACGTGCAGCTTGCCGGGCGGTATCGGGTTGCTGATGGCGTTACGCCATGCGCAGGCGAACAGTCCCAGAAAACCAACCTTAGCAACCGCTGCGGGCAATTCGTCCAGCGCTATGCTCGGGATAACCACCCAGAGGTTCAGCTCCGTGCCGACCTCCGGGTAAACCGCCATGCCGCCCATCAGGCACGGTTCTCGCGCGATGCCGCGCAGACCACACAGGGCTTCGCACAGCATATCGCCGTGGGTCTGCGACGGGTAGTCATCGTCCGGCACGTGGTTGATAAACGCATGGGACATGATAACGTCGGATTCGGTGTTGTATCCCTGAATCGTCACCAGCGACTGTGTCATCGGCAGCGAAAACTGCACAGTTCGCGGTTTCTCGTCCTTTAGCAGCTCCAGCCATGTCAGACCCCACCCCGTGCCTTTGCGGGGCTTACGGGGCGGTTTATGCGCGCCCATGTCAGCCTCCCATCGCGGCGGCGATTTCGGTTTCCAGTTGCGCAAGCGATTTAGGGTTCACATCTCCTGCACCGATAGCCGCTGCAGTCAGCCCGATAGCCTCCTCGTCGGCGCTGGTCTGTAACTGGGGCGGTACTTGCGCCTGAACAGCTCCAGCGGACTGCATAGCGGCTGGATGCTGTGGGGCAGGCGCACCAAGGTCAGCCATTGTGGGAAGCTCCGGGGCAGCAGGCGTGATAGGACTCGCCGCAGGGGCAGCTTCTTCCGCCGGTTTTTCTTCTTTGGGCTTGCGGGTACGCTTGGGCTTATCGGCAGGCGCGGCGGATTCCAGCGTTTCCACGCGCGCCAGCAGGGCGGCGACGTCTGCGCGCAATGCTTCGGCGTGTCTCTCGGCAGCCTCGGCGCGGGCGATGGCTTGGGCGGCGATGTCGTTGGCTTGGGCGGCGCGGTGGATAGCAGCATCCAGCGCGGCGACGGCGTTTGCCAACGTTTCTGGCATCGGGAACTGTGATGCTTTGCCCTTGATAATCCAGTCAACAATCTTGGTGAAGTTGTTGTACATCAGGTCAAGGGTATCGCTGTTTACTTTCGAGGAAAGTTGGGTGGTAGGTACAGGGTTTGTCATGGTATCTCCAGTTGTCATGAGGGTTTTCGGGGTATAAATCTATACGGTTTCTTCCGGTTCGTCAAGCGCGGATTCGTCGTTATCCGGCTTGGCGTCTGATGTTTCAAGGGAAAGCCATGTGTCGTGGCACTTCTCGGCGAGGTAATCCAGAATGACTTTAACCTCTTGCTGTGAGCCAGCGTACTGCTCCAGCAGGTCGGGGTCGTAGATGCCGTCGCGCAGGATGTCGCTCACGCCATGCACAAGGCAGTAGTCCACGGCGTACTGGGTAGACCACGAGGTTAGCCCCTGCACTTTGGACTGCGAGAGGATGCCGTTGTTGTACATGATGTAAGCGGCGACGCCACGCACCAGAATGAAGTGTAAGGCAAGCGCGATGCGCTTCGGGTCGTCACGGATAACCCGCGCCTTCTGGTTCAGGGCGATGCGGCGTCGGGCTTGGGCAATTTCGCCCGCGTTGTGTGGCAACTCCAGCGCGCGGTCATAGTCAATAAGCCGCTGCTCGGTAGTGGCAAGACGTTGCTCCAGATGTTTGATGCGGCGCATGGCTGTGTTGATATGGTGTAGCAGTGAGGCGTTGATTTCTTTCTGTTCCATTTAGTTCTCCCATGATATTTGAATGTAGTGTTTAGTGTAGTCAAGGCGGAAGCCGATGCGGCGCAGATGGTTGTAAAAGCCGCTGTGCAGCCTTCTTGGAAGCGTTACAACCACCGCCTTGTCTAGGTGTCGGGTCGTTACCAGCGTGGGCTTGTAGCAGCCGTCAACCTGCTTCCAGAGGTCGAAACCCAAGTCCTTGCGGCAGTAGAGGCGCAGACGCTTTAGCTGATGGTTACGCGCCAGCACCTGCGCCAGCATGACCGCACGCAAGGCTTTGGTTTGCTGTCTCGTCATAATCCTAGCAGGTCGAGGATGTGTAGCCATATACCGGCGATGAGAAACAGCAGTACCGTCATGTGCCTTCCCCGTCGCCGTCGATTACATCGAGGAAGTCTTTAAGTCGTTCTGCAAACGCTCGCAGCCAATACTCATCCCATTCTTTCGGGATGTTCTCCAGAAACGCTTTGGTTTCCTTCGCGATGAAGTCGTTAATGTTGTCGGTGCGCTTGTATACACCAGCGATGGCTATCGGTACATGCGTCGGGCGGGGCAGCTTATCGCTTTTCTCCATGAAAATAGCTAAGGCGTGCAGCTCCAGCCCGTCGCCGCAGCTCTCGATGAACTTATCAATGTCGAAATTCGCGGGCAGGTTGTCTTGTGCGTGTATTGCCTCGCGGGCGGCAGCCTCCGCCTTCGAGCGGTACAGCTCCACCAACGCCTGAACGAGGGTAAGCGCGCCCATAAATTCAAAGGAAGTGACATCTTGTGGTTTCATTCTATGTCTCCTATTTTGTTTTCAAGAAGGGTGTGATATTTGTGAAGGACGTCCCTCACATAAGGTTTAAGTTGCGAGGCAATGCCGCTCACGCCTGCGTAAGCCGCGTTGTGGCGCTTCTTCCGCAAAAGATTGACAAGTTCTTGCGCCTCAATCTTGGAAAGGAAGATACCGGCAGCGAGGTCAGGGTAGTACACCACGTCCTGCACGTCTTGCGCTACCGTGTGCAGAATATACTTGGCGGCGAGAGGCATCTTGGCAGTCGCCAATGCGTGTTCCGCTGCTGTAGAGTTTAAGTCAAAGAACCGTTCTACATCGTTTCGCTTAAAGAAGGCACGAATAATCGCCTCCAGCTTGTCGGCGGTGGTGGCGTTTCCATCCAACCTTGCCGCCTTATTGCACTCGTACTGGATGCGGTCACGCACCACGTCGTAGGCGCTCTGCGCGTTGGTCGTAGTAACGTGCCAGATTTCCCTGTCGATATGGTTGAACCCCTCGTGCAGCTCATAGCGGGAAATATTCCACTCGCGCATTGCGGCATCCACCTGCCGCTGGTGCTTGTCGGAAAGGGTCTTGTCGCTAATATTAAATCGCTCCAAGCGGTGCAGGCGGTCTCCCTGCACGTGATACAGCCAGCCCGCCGCGTCCAGCAGGTGACGCTTGCGGCGGGGGGATTGGTGCTTGTTCAGCCGGTAAACCTCCATCGCCTCCCATATAGAGGCAGAGTAGGTAACGTCAACCGTGCGCTTGCCGGTGAAGAAAACCACAACAAAGGGCTTGCGTGCGGGGAAGTTCAACTTAATGTCGCGCCCGTTGAGGGCGAAAGTAAATCCGTTCATAGTTCACCCACCAGAACATAAACGCGCAGGTGCGTGGGGTCCCCGTAAACCACGCTGTGCTGTTTCTTATCCTGTTCCACTAATACAGCTAAGGGGGTAGTGCCATCCGCCGGGTAAATACGCACACGGTTAGCAATAGCGCGTGGGTTAATGTGTATAACATCAGTCTTTCTGTATGACTCATTGTAGCGGGTAACAAGCTCTTGGAAGAAGCCAAAGGGGAAGTCATAGCCCCAGACTTTGAAAACCTCCTGAAGCCGCATCGCGGCAACGGTCAGGCTCTTGTTGGTATTTATTTCTTCGGGGAATGGGTAGATAATCATAATTTAGTCTCCGGTTGTTTGTGGTTAGGGGGCGCGGATTAAATCCGCAGCCCCATGATTACTACGCGAATGTCCTTCGCCCAGTTATCCTCCCCGACAAGGTGGGCGTGCAGTTGAGTGCCGGTGCATTTAATCTTCGCGCCGGTAAAGTTCTTCTTCGATGATGGCAGGATGGTGTCCAGCGTAGCGAGGTAGGCGGTATTTAATCCTGTGACCGGCACGAATGTAGATGCGCAGTCGCCTTCGCCGTCGCGCTGAGGCTCGGTGGCGAACATGATACTATCGAAATCCCCCGGTACCACGCGGGGCATATCCGGGAAAACCCCGCCTATGGTGTACAGGTTCATCGTCGATAGCAGGGTGTTGCGGGCGTCGTAGCACTCCAGCCGCCATACCGGGTCGCCGCCGGTGGAAATTTTCCCGTCGCTAGATACTGAGGCTTTCTCGTCGGTAGGGAATGCGCGGGTGGTGTATGTGCCTGCGGGAAGTTTTGGCGGGTAGAAGGTAACGCCGTTGGCGGGAAACCACGACGGCACGGGTTTGTCCGCAAAGGCATGGGGCAGGTCGATGGTGATGCCGATATGCCCGTTGGTCGCCCATACCTGCCCACAAGGGGCGAAGTGGATGCCGTTTAAGTAATACCGCACATCTTTGGCAGCGATAAATGCTTTCGGCGCTTTCCACAGGGCGACGGGGATTTCGATGCCGTCTGGCAGCCAGTTGAAATCGGCACGGGGGGATGTGTTTTTGCTCATGGGTTTCTCCGGTTGTGTTTGGGTTGTTTGGTTGTGGCGGTGCAGACTGCACCGCCGGGGATGGGGTGGGTCAGATGTAATACGCTACGGGCTTACCTTCGTACTCGCCTGCCCATAGCAGATAGCCTTCGTCGCTGGCTTGTTCGGTAAGCGCGTCAATGATGGTTTCATCATCGTTGTCTGCGTCGTCGGGGTCATAATATTCGTCGGATAAATCATCCGCCGTTAGTTCCTGAATGTCGCAGCAAAGCCCGATGACATCCAGCTCGTAGGGTTCGCCGTCGCCGTATGTTTCCTCAAACATTTCTACGAGGCTCTCATAAACCCCGTAAGGGTAGTAGTCGCGGTCATACTCTTTGAACTGTTGCTGCAGTTGGCGTGCAGATGTGATGGGTATAACGATAGATGCCATGATTGTTTCTCCGGTTAGGGTTAAGGTTGTTTGTTGGGTTGCGGTTTGGGCTGGCGCTTGAGCCGCGTGTTGCGCGTCGGATGCCTATTGGTTGAGTGTGGTCGGCGCGTCTGCGGACGTGGGTGTGTCGGCTGGTAGAAGGTGGGAATGGGGGTGTGTAGCAGCATGGGAGTTTCTCCAGTTGTTTGGGGGGACGGCGCAGGGTGCGCCGCCGGTGGTGTGGGTTAAATCTGCATAGCAAGGGCGGCATTTAGCGTCGGCGGGTTCGCCTTGTAGTGCTTCATCCATGCAGTCAGCGACGCGCTAAAGGCTTTCGCTTCTTCCACGTCGAGGTTCACGATATATCGTGAACCAACATCCGTATAGAAAAACACATCCAGCCCGCCAGTATTATGACTGTCGGAAACCTTTGTTACTTTCCACAGGTAGGGGCTGAAGTACTCTTCTTGGACGTGCTTGCGCGCGGCAAAGGCTTCGGCAAGTTGTTCGGGGGTTGGTGTTGGCGTATCCTTGTAGAGGTTATAGCCGTCGCCAATCCAGGCTTTTCCACTTTTGAAATTATGAAACTTTTTCATGGGGGTTTCTCCGGTTATGTGGGTAGGTTATTCTGCAAGAGCGGTGGCGAGTATCTGTCGCGCGCGGTCGATAACCGGGTCGGGATTAACAAGTGCACTAGCGTCGTTGTTGATTGCGTCCAGCAGGTATCGGGCGTCGCAGTAGTCGTCCGTTAACCAGTTGCCCCACTCCCACGGGGGAAGCACCTTTCCATCGGCATCTGTGACGTCGCCTATAAATACATCCGCCACGTCTTCGAGGGTTCCTTCCACGCCGTAGTAGGGCGTGAAGTACCACATGGCTACGCCGTCGCTTGTGTCCACCAGCGCTTGGGATTCCTCATTGGAGAGAAATACGAAACCGCTGTTCGGGTTAAACGCCAGCTTCACGTCGCTGGCATACCAGCTTTCTGGCAACTGGTTGTATTGCTTCCCGTCGCGGTATTGTCCAGCGCGGGCATAACTGCGTAACAAGTTAGCAGCAATCTCAATTTCACGCGCGCCGAAATTGGCGAGGTTGAACATATCAATTTCTTTCATGGTTTTTATCCTTTTAGTTGTGGCGGTGCGGATTGCACCGCCGTGGGTTGTTTGTGGTTAGGGTGGGGGCTGTTAGTCTTGTATCGGGCGCCCGTGCCAAACCATCATATCACAGCGGGTGGCGAGCCTGTCGCTTGTGGCGAGGGCGCGGTTGGCGGCGGCGTAGTGCGCGTTGTTTTGTGCTTCGTCCGCAGACTGGCAGGCATCCTGCCATTCTTCCTCGTCGAGGAAGCGCCCTGTTGTCCAGCCCCGCGCGGCGTCATAGCCGTCGCAGAGAAGCTGGTATTGCACTTCTTCCGCGTAGGCGCGTATCTGCGCGATACTGGCGGATTTTAGGGTGATAAGTGCTTTAGTCAGGTTTTTCATGATTGACTCCAGTTTATGCTTGTAGGTTAGGGATTGATGCTGTTTGCATCAGTAAGCACCCGCAACGTGGTGGGCGCTTACTGATGCAAGCTAGCCGGGGTTTGTGGTTTAGGTGGCTAGCTTGCATCCAATGTGGTGTCGTCTGATACTTATATATAAGTAACAGGCTGGCGACGTTGTTGGTCGTCGCTTGTGGTGTCCTTGTAGCTGTCGTCTTTGTTGGCAACCCGGCGATATTTACAGCAGCTTCCGCAGTCTTTTTACTGCGTCTAACCTTACTTTCTCGCTTCGCAGCGTTTCGTTTTAGCGCCTATTTCAGCAGGTACATTCACCGCTTTCAATCGCCTACCGCGTGCCGGTACGTTTCGTTTTGTGTCCTTGCCGGCATCCGCGTCTGCCATGTGGTTCGCGCCGCTACCGTATGCGTGCGCATGGCAATTTTACCGTTTCCCGCTTGCTACTTTGCTAAGGTAGCGCGCTTGTTACGTTATCCCCAGTTTTTATAGACTGCGCCTTGCATTCGAATGAAGCTAGCGCGCGGTTTATTCCGCAATGTATCCGGTTTTTCGTGCAGCGGATAGTAGCTGCCGTGCTTATTGTTTCGGTGTTAGCACTTGCCGTTGCAAGGTATGGCACGTTGTGTTGTTGTGCATTGCCTTGCTTGATGCCAGCGGCTCGCCGTAAGGCTCGCTCGCTGTATGGGGCGCATTATAGCGGTTTGTGGGTGGCTTGTCAATAGGCAATCTTGATTTCTGTTGTCTATTGAGATGCGATGATAGGTTGTTGGCAACCTTATCAGCATCTCGCCGTCGTCATATTGTTACCGCTATAACGTCGTCCTGTTTGATTACGGTAATGCCTTTTATGTGCCAACGTTGAAAAATATTTAATAAACATATGGATATGGAAAAACGTTGAAAGAGTAGAAAAGAATTGGCGACGGATTAGCAGCGCAAAATTGTCGGCGAGCGGGAAATTTTTGGCGGATTGTTGTCCTTATATATTGTGCGCAGACGGCACCAACTTTTTGCGCGCGGTTTTGTCGCCGTCGTTTTTGTGCGCAACGTCGTTTTATCTGCGCCGGTTTTTCGCGCGTTTTCGTGTTTGTTGCCGCTTAACGTCTAATTGTGCCGAATTTTGTCAATGTTAACATTTCAAAATGTTAAATGCGGAATTTTGTTAGGTATTAGGATTAATGCGTAGTTAAGATGGATTTTGTAAAAAAATTGAATCCAATATGCAAAACCTTGAAAACCTTAAATCTGAAAATTAGGTTATTGATTTTGTTCACATTTAATAGCCGAATCTTAAAAAGGGGGGTAAAATGTTGAATCAAGATTTTATTTGTTGATTATATATAATCCCGAAAAAAACCTGTTTATTTTGACTATATTAACATTCGGGATGTTAATTAACATCGGGGTTTTCGGGGTTTCGGAAAAGAGAGGGGGGTTTTTGATTTTTGGCAGAGTGGCGAAAATAATTTTTTGATGGCGGCGATTTTAATCTGCACCGAGCGTCAAAAAGATATTACCAAAACATGGACAACTCATTAAAACTAAAAAGGTCGAAAAAGGAAAAAAGGGGGTATATATATATATATTCAATATATTATTTTTTTTTTTTTTTTTTAGCCGTTTTTTCCTCTCTCTCGCGGGTGCTGTTGAATGCCGCCGCCGCCCGCAACCCCCTGTTTTTCCTAGGGTTTTTTATTTCCAGTCAATAAAAATCAATATAACACTATTATTGACCAATATTTACAAGATTATTTGTTCAACATTTAAATCTTAACAAAAAAAGTATCAACATTTTCAACACGGTTCGAATTTTATTTTCAATTCGCGGAAGACCAGGTGTTTATGCGGTATTCCGGGGGGCGTTACCATTTCTGGTATGTTAATTAACATTTCCCGATTTTTTATTGACAACACCAACCTCAAACTATGTTGGCAACATTATTTGTTATTCCAGCTAATCCAATATTCCCTACCCGCAAATGTTATTTTTCGCCGCGCAAAATCCGCCTGCCGTTTTACGTCATGTTCAATACTGTTTTTCACCCTAGTCTAATTTAACGCTAATCAATCTTTGCATCTTGATAACCACGCCGCCACCTATCATCATTGCGCGAGATGATAACGGGTGGTGGGTATCGGCGGCAGGGAACGCGAGGACGACCGAGGGACTTGGGGGCGGGGGGATATGGACACGTGGAGTCTTGGGGGGCTGGGTGAATATATACCCACCCCCGCAGACCACCCGACACCACCACACTTTTATCCATAACAAGAATCATTCCCATCCCCCTACGCAGCCGCCCTAGCCAACCCGGTGCAGTCCTACCCCCGCAGACCACTCAGCCCCCCTCCGAAACCTAAGGGAAACAAGAATCATTCCCACCTTCACCGAAGCCTCCCCACGCCCCCGAGAAGCCCACGCATCCTGTCCGCTCCCACCAGCCCGGTGCAGCCTACACCCCCTACCACCCACCCTCCCCCCACATTCCGCCCAAGAAAAAGCCCCCCATCGCTGGAGGGCTGCCAAAAATTTTCCTACGGTCAGGGTGCAGTCTCCCCCGGCGTCGTCGCCTCATCTAACTCGGCGTCTCCACCAGAAGCCCCCTTACGACCATTCATCGCCTTCAGGAGGTCAATAGACTTCGCCATCACTCCCACCTGCTGTTCCAACCGTCCCTGCCCTTCTTTCAGCGCAGCAACGTCTGCAATCAATGCGTCGAGGTCGATGTTCTCTCCATCCACCATAGCTTCCGCGTAGCTGTCAGCGAAAGCCTGTGCAGTCAGAACCACACCCATCCCCGTGCCGTCAAAGACCACGTAGTGTCCAAGCGGCAACATCACTTCCTTCCAGTCGTATTTAACGACAACGACAGGGCCTCCAGCACGCTCGGAACGTTCACACGTGCCACCTGCCGCTTCAACATCCGCTGAAAGCTCCGCAAAGTTATCGCCACCAGACTCATCGCCCAGCGCCACAAACTTGAAGGCTACAATCGGTTTTTCTTTCTTGTATGCGTACATAATACACTCCACTCACGCCCGCCAGCCCGTGCAGCCCCATGCCGCCAGTCGCAAGCGTAGCGTGTAAGGCATTCTAAGGGTTATACATTTTTACCTCAACCCTTCCATCAGCCCAAACCCTTCTTTACAATCCCCCACGCCAGCCGCAGCCTGCGATAGCCGCAAGCCGTTGCAGAACCCCCATACCCTGCGGCTGGCGTCCCCACACTATCTCCGCTACAATCTCCCATAAACCGTTAAGTGTATGGGAGATTTTTTCTGTGTCCTCACAAACCACCACGTCCGCCACCGCTACCTCCACCCTCACCAGTCCGCTAAACCTCAACGAGCAGGCAGCAAGCGCATTGCGGTCTGCCACCACCCCTGCCCAGACCACCCCCGCCGCACGCTCCGCCTCTACCCCTTCCGCCGCCCAAACCGCCCTCTCCCCAGTCGTTCCAGACGACGCCCCGCCCCCGGTGGAGTTCACCCTGTGGGAAGTGCTGGCGTCCGACCTCGCTATCGGTATGACACCCACCCCCGCCATACTGAAAGCCTACGATATTAGCCGTGAACAGCTAGACCTCCTGCAAGCCAACCCCTTCTTCCAGAAGCTGCTGCAAGCCAAGCAGGACGAAATCGCCGAGAGTTCCCGTAACCCGTCAGAAGCCGCCTTCGTGCAGAAAATGCGCTTTATCGCAGACAAGGCAACCCCCCGCCTGCTCGCACGGCTCACCGACAACGAGACGACCAACAAGGACTTCGCCACGCTCCTCCAGATGGTCGTGCGGCTTGCCCGGCGTGAACCACCACCGCCTCGCGATGACGCCCCGCTAGCCCCGGCCCTCACAGGTCCTACCGTTACGTTCAATATTGTCGGTGTGCCGGGGTTAGACCATCTGGCGACCGCTCAGGTAGTACAGGCCCCACCCATCCCGCACGCGCCGCTCCAGCCCACACAACCCTTCCAACACACCCCGCCAACCCCCGACACGACCCTGCCCTCACCCGTCGGCCCCGAACCTTCCGCTGACGACCTGTTGCAGATGGGGGTGCTGTGATGGCGACAACCTACCGCGCATACCCTACGATGGAGCGATTCCATGCGGACTACGGCAAATATTTCAACCGCTTCGTCGCCGGACCCCCGGGAAGCGGCAAGTCGGTCGGCAGCGCCTTGGAGCTAATCGGTATTGGGCTTCGGCAAGAACCCACGGCTGAAGGCATACGCCCCACGAAATTCGCCATCATCCGCTCTACCTACGGCGAGCTGGAGCGTACCACGCTGGAAACGCTGCGCCAGTGGTTGCCGCCCCAGTACACCAAAATTAACCGTAGCAAGCCGATAACGGTTCACTGCCGCCTGCCGCTGCCAGACCACACCATCGCCGATATGCGCTTCGAGCTGATAGCCATCGAGTCCTATTTCGACCTCGGCAAACTCGACTCGTACGAGGCGACCGCCATCTGGCTAAACGAGATGACCGGACTGCCGAAAGAGCTGGTGGGTAAGGCAGGCGAACGGGTCGGGCGTTATCCGCCTGCGAATATGTGGGACGACGGCAACAATCACTGCACACTCTACTGTGTCATCGGCGACTACAACTACCCGCCCAAAGACCACTGGCTCGTCGAGTACCTCCACTCCGGTACGCTGCCGCCTAACACGATGCTCTACGAGCAGCCGCCTGCGCTTATCGAGACGGTCAATCCCGACACGGGCGAGACAACCTACGCGGTAAACCCCCACGCCGAGAACCTGACGAACCTCGACGGCGGGCAGAAATATCTGAACGACCTTGCGACCTACGAGCGCATGGGGCTGACCGATATGATTCAGACCCGGCTCTTGTGCCGCTATGGTCGTGCAGGCGGCGACGGCAAGAAGGTCTTTACCAACTTCGACAAGGACTTCCACGTGGCAGACAACCCGCTTGAGCCCGCCAAGCTAACGGACTGTCTAATCAGCATCGACACATCCGGTATCCACCCCTGCGCGCTCATCTGGCAGCACGTGCGGTCAAAGTGGCAGATAGCCGACGGGATTTACGGCGAGGAGATGGGACTGGAGGAGTTTATCGACGACGTGCTGACCCCGCTCCTTACCCTGCGCTACGCGGGATGTAACACACTCTGCGTCTGCGACCCGGCAAACGCCCGCGACGCACGCACCGCCATCACGCCTATCGACCTGCTGCGGGAGAAAGGCTACGACGCCATACCTGCGCCTACTAACCGCTTCAAGGAGCGCCTGCAAGCCAGCGAGATAATGCTGAACAGGCGCGAGAAAGGTAGCCTTGCGATAAGCCCTTCGCTCGGTGAGCTGGTGGATGCGATGGATGGGGGGTATCAGTACCGCAAGCTCAAAGTCGGGGGGTTGAATACGGTATTCTCCGCACAGCCCGAGAAGAACAAGTACAGCCACTGGGCAGATGCCTTCCAGTACGGCGCGCTGCATATCACCTCAAGTGTGCTGTCAGATGATGCGCTGGACAAAGCCAGACGGCTCGCGGCGGCGAGCTTCGCCCGCGCGCGGGCATGACGCGCCTTCGCCTACCGCTTTCCCTGCACCCACACTACCCTGCTATAATCCCTAAACTTTTTCACGAACCAGCAAGGACCACCACTCATGGCAGTCATCCAGCACATCGACGATAACCAAGACCTCAAGGCGTCTCGCATTGAGAAGACCATCACCCCGCATGAGGAGCTAGGGCTTGAGGTCATGCGTCAGTTCCGCCATGCCCGCACCGTTCGCGCTGGCAAACAGGTCGGCGAGTACACCCTCGATAACCTGCTGCATGAGTGCTACAAGGCGCGGGACGACCAGTTGCTCTGCGGCGAGGCGGAGCTGCGCGAGAAGTTCCCGCCGTGGGCGGCGATGCCTGTTAGCATCGTGGCGTTTAAGGTCAATATTCTGGTGAGCCTAATCCGCGAGACGCTGGTTGATATTAGCCGTGCGCCGTTTATCGTTGAGCCTACCCCAGAGCCAGAGATTCCACAGGACGAAATCCGCAGCCGGATGCAGGCAATTTACGACGAGATTACGTCCATCAGCGCGCAGGTGGTACAGGAGCAGCAGGCGTTCGTCGCAGGCGCTGTTGAGGGCGGCGCTGCGCCCTCCGACGCGGTAGCCGCACCTGACCTGCCGGGGTTGCCTCCCGAGGTCGTCATGGAGCTTCTCAAGCAGGCTAAGGTGGAGATGCGCCAGCAGGTTATCGACCACGCCAAGCAGCAGGCGCGCTTACTGGAGCAGGAGCTGTACGACAAGACGACAGAGGGCGGTTATCGCCGTGCGGTGATGGAGTTCGCGGATGACTTCGCCACTTACCCTTACGCCTGTATGCACGGACCGTTTCCGACGGTGCGCACCGAGAGCGTGTGGAAGGACAACAAGTTCACCGAGGAGACCCGCGTGTCGTGGGTGTTCGAGCGGGTGTCGCCGTTTGATTTTTACTGGACGGAAGACAGCACCAATACCCAAGACGGGACGGCGGTGTTTATCCGCAAGATGGTTGGTTATGATTACCTCTACGACTGCCGGGAACTCGCCAAGTCCGACGATAAGAGCGGCTACCGCTTCGACGTCATCGACGAGCTTATTGAGGATGCGCAGGAAGGTCATGTGCCGCGTGAGTGGCTGCTGTGGTTCGACCAGAGTCCAGAGACGCGCCAGACGTCGCTGGAGTGGTCGCGCGGGCAGAGTGCGGAAATCCTTATCCGCTATGGGCGGTTCAGCGGGTATGAGCTGAAAGAGATGGGCTTTTTGGACTTGGAGGAAAAGAAGCTCTACGAGACAAAAATCATCATGTGCGGCGGACAGGTTATCTACTGCCAGATTAACAACAATCCTAGTCAGTACAAGCGCCCGGTGTTTACCGCCAGCTTCGAGAGCCGCAACAATTCCATCGTCGGCTGCGGGTTGGCGCAGAAACTCCTCTCGCTGGACAAGGCATACCGCGCCACGGTGAACCTCGCGCTGTACAACCTGTCGCTGGCGAGTGAGCCTGTGACCGAGGTGGAGGTTAGCCGCATTTTGCAGTACGTGCCGGATGACTGGATTGAAGACCCGAAAATCGCGCCCGGTATGGTGGTGGTTGCCGACGGCGACCGCATGGGCAACGGTTCACGGGCAATAAAGTTCACTCAGATTCCGACGACCACCGAGTCAGCGCTGCGCCTTGCTAGTTACATCTTCGAGCAGGCGCACGTTATCAGTAACATCCCCGCCGCCCTGCATGGACAGCCTGTGGGCAGCGGAGCGAACCGCACGGTGCGCGGACTGCTTACGCTTCAGGGCAATACCCTGAAACCCATCCAGTCAGCGCTCATGAATCTGGACTTGGGTGTTATCGAGCCGATGGTGACGTTGCTGTATATGCTGCTGGTTATGTACGACGAGGACTTCGAGTACACGGGCGACGCGAAGATTGTCGCCAAGGGTGCGGCGAGTATGGTCGAGCGCGAGATGGACAAACAGACGGCGATGGAGAATATGCAGATTCTGGGGCAGCTAGGCGAGCTGATACCAGAGCATATCCGCCTACCCGTCATCGAGAACCTGCTGCGTACCGCCGACATCCTGAAGCCGGGGCAGACGCTTTCGCCGCCTGTGATGCAGCAGATAGCCTCGCAGTTAGGGCAGATGCAACAAGGCGCACCAGACGGCATACCGGGTCAAGCCCCGCAGCCGCAAGGTGCGCCTGTGCCGCAGGAGCAAACGCTCCCGCAGACGTGATTAGAGTTTGAGGTGGGCGGCGACGGACGTCAGGACGCTCTGGAGCGTCTCCCAGCCGCGATTGTCTCGGGGTGGCGGTATGACTACCGGGTTGTGCCAGTAAAGGCGTCTGACGCCGCCCAGTGAGCCGTCAGACTCATATTTGACCGCCCGGTTGTCGCCAAAGCGAACTTGGATTGAACCGAACATGGTGCTGGTTACAATGCCGTAGCCCCAGATGATGTCGTACACTTTGTCATCGACGGTAACGGCTTGGTTGTCTAGGAGTGCCATGCTAATATACCCTCTTGAAGTTATTGGAGAAGGTCATGAGATTACCACCCCCGCTCAGAAAAATCCACGACAGGTTTGTTGCGTGGGCTGCCAGCCAGCGCTGGCTGAATGACTACCTCATTGCGTGGGTCACGGAGGACGACGGTCAGGAGGTCGCGTGTATCTATTGCACAATCGTCCGCGTTGCACTAATATTTGGTTTTATTGGATTTATCGTAGGACTGCTGGTGTGATATGCCACCGAATCTGAAAACAGGCAAGAGCCAAGTTTCCTCCGCGTCCAGCGAGGGGCTAGGGCTTCCGGGAGATTTCCGGGGGCGTGTCCACGAGTACAACGATACGAATCCGGTCGAGAATGTCGTTTATCCTTACGCGAAACAGAAGCAAGCGCTGCTGGTTGTCCAGCCGGGGCAGCAGATGGTGCTTACCTGCTATGCCGAGTACGACACGACTAAGGTCGAGATTTACAAGGTGATGCCCAGTCAGGGCGTACCTGTGCAGGGTTCAGGCGGATGTTGCCCGGTGGTTACTATCGGGCGGAGCATCATCCTGCGCCGCGCCAAGCTGGAATGTTGGCGGTTGGATAAGTGCAATCCGGTGTTTGTGATTAAGACGCCGGGGTACTACGAGGTCGAGGTGAGTGGGGACACGTCGGAAACAACGGTGACTGCGGTGGTAACACCACTTCAGGAAGTAAATGTGTTTGCCCAAACAGCGCCTTGCGCGTGCGGGTGAGGAGGGAAAGGTGAAGGCAAGGGCTGAATCTGAATACACGCCCCGCGTACTGTTTGACCGGAAGACGCGCGCTATTGACGATTCCGGCAAGAAGGCGTATTCGGATATTTTTTATATCGCGCCCGGTGAGTCGGCGTTATTGTCGCTGTATGGCGCGCCGGAAGTGCTGAAGGGCAGGGTTACGGACGAGAAGGACGGTATCCTGCAAATAGAATCCGATAGCTGTTTCGTGCTGTACAAGGTGTCGTTTGGTCCGGTGGCATCGCTTCACGTCGAGCGCCAATGCGGCGAGCGGGTGAACATTCAGGATGAGTATGACAAGCTGGTGGCAAACCGCCAAGTGTTCTTCGAGCCTGTGCGCCGCTGCGGCGACTTGTGGACGATGAGCGGCTGCGACAACTACGCGATGCTGAACATTCCGGGATTCTATATGTTTGAAGTATCTGACCCGGAATTGTTTAATATTACACGTTTGGAAATGGTTAAACAGAATGTGTTTGAAACAAACGCTGTACCGGATAATTTTAAGTTTGGGAGTTGAGAAATGTCTTGCAAGATGACCCTTGATGTCAAGGATTTACAGAAACACCTTAAAGACGATTTTGTCAGTAAAGGCGAAATTGTTAATGGCAATACCCTGAAATTAACTCGTGAACAGGGCGGTACAGTTGAAGTCGTTTTACCGGAAGGACAAAAGATTACGTCTTTCGATTTGGCAAATCGTGGCGGTAAGAATGTTTTAGAATTAAAAACATCCGACGGTAAAACGTTTACTGCGCATCTCCCAGAGGCACGGCAGACAGAAGACAAACACGTTACAGCCTTTGAAATAAATACCGTAGGCAACGACACGAGCCTGACACTTCGTCGTAGTGATGGTGAGAAGTTTGTGGTGCATCTGCCGCCGCAACAGCAAGGCGGTGGAGGCGGTACAGACCTTCATATCACAGGGTTTGAGTATGAGCCGAGAATAAAATCCGGCGAAACTGTGATTAGCCATACGTTGGTTATTACTCGCAGCGACAATAAGACCTTTGAGGTTGAGATACCGATTCCCAACGTTGGTGGCAATCCTGGCAACCCCGGGGGCACAGATATTTATCTGACCGATTTGGTTACTGGTGTTCCGCCAGTCGAAAAGTTAGAAGATGTAGGTGATGGATATTATTTTACCAAGAATATTCCCTTGCAAGGTGTACTCAATAACGGTAATCTCGTAGAAACTAAACAACCGCATAACCGTTTGTATTTCTCCGCCCAGAAGTCAGATGACCCTAGAGAAGCCGTTGAGCGTCGTCCGGTTATGGATATTACGTTAGGCGCAAACGGTACGGAGTTGCGTGTTGTCCGTGATGATACCTCCATTACGACACTTAGCCTTCCCGCTGGCGGTGGCGGCGGTGGCGGTGGCGGTGGCGGCGCAGACAAGTTTGTGTCGGGTCTGAACAGTACGATTGAGTACGGCGACACCCGAACCGTAGGCGGAGTTTCGTACAGTAAGGCGACCATTACTGCGCGCTTCAACGACGGGACTTCTGTATCGACTAAGCTGCCGTTTGAGGTAGCTTTTGACGAGCGCACTGGAGAGCAGATTTTCCCCGGTGCTGGCGGCGGTGCAGGTTCAGGTACTACCGTAGTCAAAGATGTCGCGCCTAGCACTTCCAAAAACCGCACGATTGTCGTTACGGATTCTAAGGGTGTTACCAAAGAACTTACCTTGCCGGATAACTGGTTTAACGGTAAAGACGGCAAAGATGGTAAAGACGCGGATTCCGTTAAAGGGCAATTTATCACGCAGGATATGTTCAGGAAATTCCACGAAGCGAATATTATTGCCGAGCAATTAGCCGCACCGATTCAGATTGGAGCATATATTGGTAACGAATTGCCATTACCGGGTAATATTCAGGCTGGTGAGGCTAAGTTTGTGGTTGCCCCATATCTTCCGAAGTTGGCGTCAGAGTTTGTTATAAATAAACCGCAGGGGGCGCAAGTCCATGAAGGTACTGTCTATAATTCTCCGTTATCAGTACGTCCAGTTAAGGGCTTGGCTACTTCGTGGGTAAATCTGATTCCGGGATTCGACAAAATCGCACCTGCCGACGCATGGTCATATCTGGAGTCTAAATACTATGGGGACGAAGGAAGAACCCCAGGGTTCTTGAGCGGTGCGGCGAGTAACACTTGGCATCCGGGTCATGCGTACCGTACTATTCCGCTAGCCAAACCGTTACTTAGCGCAGATAATATGTTCTTGCCAGTACCGATGAGATTCCATGCGTTTAACTACCACATTCACGGTGCTACTTTCGCTATGGACGTATTTGAGTTAGTGGATATTGCGGATAATGGTGGGCTGGTACAGACCGATAAGATGTTCTACCGTGGTACTATGTACACCCAAACCTTCCCGCACGGGGATGGTTACTTCCCTGCGTTTATATCTGTTGAAGGTATAGCCCACGCGGAATACTTGAAGTTGGCGTCCCGTTTGTCTAACTTTGTTATTTTCCGTATCCGCGAAATACGCGAGCAGGAAGAAAAGAATTTCGCAGCGGATAAGTTATTCGATGCGTATGAAACTTACGGTGTCGGGCGACCGAACCACGGATAAGGAGAAACTAAATGTCTTGCTCATCATGTAAACAAGGTAACACGGGTGGTCGGATTATTCCGGTCATCCCGCGTCAGCAGCCGCAAGCTCCGCAGCAAAGCCACGCACTTCCCAAAGACGTGCGTAACAAACTACGGTATAACGGCAAATGAAAAAGGACGTCTTCATCGCGCTGCCGGATGATTCCTGCAAAGAATTTATTGCTTTCCTCGAAGGCAAAATTGAGCAATGCCGCCGCGACAGCCAGCAGGCTGCGTCGGCATTCACCATGAATATGGACGAGCGCCAGCGAGGGGTGGCGCTCTTGGCTGCGGGTAGCCAGGCAGCGTATGAAGATGTGTTACGAGAGTTCAAACAAGGTATGGGATTGAAATATGGCAAAAATTAACTTTAGCGCGCCGTCTATCGACGAGCGTAGGGCAAACGCTGCCGCGGCAGCACAGGTGGTCGCACAAGCTGCGATAAACACGGATATTCCAGAAGATGATCCGTTGCTGTATGGTACGGAGGCTGAACCTGCTGATGAGGGTGGAGACCAAGATGACGATAGCTGGTTAGACCAGTTGACGCCATTCCAATCAGAAACCGGGGAAACGAATCCCTACTCGCGTGTAGCTGCGCCAGCGACGCCACAAGCGCCGGAAGCGCCGAAGGAAGGGTTTACCCCTCAGCAACAGCAGGAGAACCTCGACAAGCTGTATGAGGGGCTGGAGCATCTGGACGAGGATTCAGCGCGTGAGCTGAAGACGAAAATCCTAGACCCGGTGCTGACTAAGCAGGAAGAACGTTTAGCCCGTTTGGAGAAGGAGCGTCAGCAGGAAGCAGCGCAGCAGGCGAAGACACGACTGGACGCAGCGACGAAAAAGATTTTGGCAAAACACCCAAAAGCTGCTAGTATTCTCCAAAGCACTCAGTTTGTTGAGTTTATTAACTCAGGTGTTTCCAAATACGCCACCGAGAAACCGAGTGATTTATTAGCCGCCGCATATTATCAGCACGGGGACGCTGACTATGTGATTGGCGAACTCGACAAATTTGTCGAGTCGCGGAAGAAGCCGAAACCACCCGTGGGTGCTGAACCGCAACAAGGTAGGGGGACAAGCGGGGTCGCTCCGGCTAAAGCTGGACGCAAGATGAGCTACGCGGAATACGAAGCTAAGGCGCAGGCGATTATGGCTGCGCCGCGCGGAACATATCCGCCTCATGCGTTACGCGACCTTGAATTACAGTACCATAGCCAATAGAGGTTACTAATGTCAAAACCTATCGCTGCAAGTGGTTACAAGGATATATTCGCGACCCCGCTTGGGAAGGGTGTCGAATATGGTGGGACTATTATCCGACGCAACATCGAAGATAGTCTTATCCCGTATATCTGTAATACGACTATCCTGAAACCGCTTACTCAATGCGCAGAACTCATTGAGTTCCGCAAACCTGCCGAAGTCGGCGCATGGCGTCCGTATGAGATGAACCAGCGCCTGATTCCTGATGAGCCGCATTCTGACCGGATGTGCATTCAGATTTGTAATCAGGCATACAAGTCCATCAAAATCGACAAGGAAACCATCCGCCGCGCTTGTAATTACTGGGATGCCTACGAGCAGGAGTTCTTGGATTCCGCATGGAATAACCTCGAAGAACTGCTGAACAACGATGTCCTGACCGGCATGATGACCCAAGTTGCCAGTTACAACATCGGTAAACAGGCTGGTCGTTATGGCAACATCGACCTCGGTTCACTGACCTCGCCGCTCGACCTGACCCCGGACAACATCGTGGTGTTCTTCGATAAGATGAAGACCACGCTGAAAGAAGCTAAACGCTGGTATCCGGGCGAGATGGTTCTGGTTATCCCGGAAGCGCTGGAAACCCTGCTGCTGGTTACGCTGTTTAACAAACAGATGTGCTGCAACACCGGGGAACTCCTGCTGTTCAAAGGACTGGTTGCCAAGAACATCCTTGGCTTTACCGTGGTTTCTAGCCCGCGCCTGCGCCCGACGATTGACCCGGCGACCAAGAAGTTGGTTTATCCGGTTCTGGCGGCTTGGAACGAGGCTTACGCCCACACGTCCCAGATTGTTGAAGCGAATCTGGAGAACATTCCGCAGTCCTTCGGTGTGCAGTACAATATGCTTTGCGTCTATGGCGGCGGCGTGATTTACCCGGATGCGATGGCACTTGCCTACGCTTCCTTCTCAACTTCTGGTCTTGCACCGTAAGGGAGGAAAACAATGGCTCATATCCAAATGTGGGTACAAGGCGAACAGTCTCTTGTGTCCCTCGACTGCGGTGAGATTTACAAATTCTCTTGCCCGAAATCCAAGCGCACGGCGATTGAGTACGACCGTGGTTACTTCACCCACACCGCCGTCCTCTCGCCGAACCAAGCATACGACCAGCGCGGACAGGAGTCCCAAGTGTGGCGTATGCTGCAAGAGGCTAAGGTAGGCGACTACCTCTGGCTGGTGCTTGTACCGCCGATGCACAAAATCGACGACGTGTTCGCTTACAACGACACGCTCATGATGGAGAACTCCTCTCTGGCGTCCTTCGGCGGCATCTCCGTTTCGCTGGTAACAGGCAAGTTCAAAGCTCCGGATGCGGACAAGAACTGCCCGATGGCTGGCGAAGAATCACACGGCACGCTGGCATTCCCGGAACACACCGTGGCAACGCCTGCTAAAGCCCAGTTCTTGTCCAAAGACGTGACTATGGTAAACGACCTCGAAACGTGGACAGGTGTCGGCTTGAAAATTGACGCACTGCCGAAAGATGGTGCGCTCGCCAACATCACCGGACGTCTGGTAGTTGGCGCGCACACCCGCGACTACGAAGGTCAAATCACCCTACTGTAAGGAGGGCAAATGGCTGACAAAAGCAAAATATCCTCGCTGAAAGCCAAGTCCAAAATGATGAAGCCCGCTTCATCTGCGGAGCAGGCAATTAAGGGGAACAAGGCAAAAAAATCTGATATTGATATGCCTAAGAGCATGGGCGATAAAAAGACCAAGCTCAAGGCGAAGTCGATGATGTAACCAGTGCCGCCTTCGGGCGGCGCTTTCAAATATGGGGGAAACTATGAGTGCTTCTGCTGAACGAACCGACCCGATGTCTTTCGTCGGAAACCCGACCATCAAGACAACCGAATTTACCACGACGTATCCGCCGCTGGAGAACGTCGATGCGCCCTACCTGCTGAACAAGGGCAACAACCAGCTTTACCCGAACATCCCGGAGCTGCGTGCCCGCTCGGACGCCTACGTACCGTACTACGGCGAGGTCGCGGTGAATAACGCCAGCGCGGAAGTAACCGCGCTCAACAAGGCTATTGCGCCTACCAAAACTGACGAATCAATGGCTGCCCTATGAGAAACCTTCTGCTGACCTACGCTAGAGACCTAGACGACGCTCGCCCCGGCTATGAGTTTTCTATCTGGTCGGCAGAGCAGCTTTTGGGCTATTTCAACGAGGCGCTTTGTCTGATTGCAGCCAAGCGCCCGGATATGTTCACCGAGCAGAAGATTGTTCCGGTCGATACCTGTAACCGCTACGTGGACGCCTGCGACTGCGTGAAGGTTCTGGATGTGCTAGGACAATGCGACAAGAACGGTAAGAACGTCCGCCCGGTGCAGCGGCGCAAGGAACGCGCGACGGTCTGGGCGCAGAACAAGAAGCGCCAGAATTTCACCCGCGAGATTAGTTCCTACGAGCTGTTGGAGAAGTCCAGTCTCATCAGGGTGTACCCGGCGAACCTCGACCCGACAGCAGAGCTGTGGGTGCTGATCCGTTGCGCAGTAGAACCGAAGGCTTACTCGATGACAGACGACGCACCCGACGAGCGCTGCGCGTTTTTGGCAGCGGCTTGCCAGTGGGTGCTGTATCGTGCGAAGGCTATCGACGGCGAGTTTTCCCAGACGATGAAAACGCAGAGCGACAGCCACGGCGATATGTTCGCTAAGATTCTGAACATGACCGAGCAGAGCGACAACGACTACGACGAGAAATATCGGGGCTACCCAGCACCGGCGAACAAGCGCGGTTGACTTTCTGCTACACGGTTTGCTAAATTACACCCGCCTTATCGAACGGGCGACAACAGTAAAGTGTAATGGCGAGGGTGCTGGTTTTTATCTTCATTTCTCAGCGTTCGATACCCTCGCCTCCTTGTTTGAGCCGTCGAAAGCGGGCAAAAATGAGTTATCAATGGTGGGGTGGGCGTTCCTCTGTGCGCCGCTTTCGCGCCCCACCGCCCTTTAACAGAGGTATTTATGAATAATTTGGAAGTTTTTAACACCATTACCATGAGCAGTCGTGAGATTGCGGAGCTTACCGGGAAAGACCACGGTAACGTTATGCGTGATATTCGGACTGTGCAGGAAGCACTTTCTACGGATTCAAATTTGAATCCATGTATAAAAACAACGACATATGTAGGGAAAGACGGTAGAGAATATTCCCAGTATGAGTTGGACAAGGATACGACTTTGTGCCTTGTTGCCGGGTACGATGTTGTAGTTCGTATGCGTATTATTAAACGTTGGCAAGAATTGGAACAGGCAGCTTCTGCGGACCAATCCAAGCTGCCCCAAACCTACATTGAAGCGCTTGAGGCTTTACTTGCAGCGGAGAAAGAGAAGCTGGCGTTGCAGGAAGCAAATGCCGAGATGAAACCCAAAGCGGAATACTTTGACCACCTTGTTGTCCGTAATTTGTTGCTGGGTGTGCGGGATACGGCGAAGGAGCTTGGTGTCAAACAGAATCAGTTTGTGACTTTCTTGCTGGAAGGAAAATATGTTTACCGTAACGAGAAAGGAAAACTCCGTCCATACGCGCAGCACACCCCTTCACTGTTTGAGCTGAAAGAGTTTACCCGGGGAGATTACGCTGACGCGCAAATGTTGATTACTCCGCAAGGACGCGAGACTTTCCGCCTGCTGCTACAAGTGCCGCGATTGGAGAAAAAATGAGTGAAATCAAAATGTTTGACGCCCCGCTTGGAATGGGGCGTTATTGCATCATAGACGAAACCACGGAAGCCGAGGCACTGTGCAAGCAGACAGGACTTGACCTGCGGGTACTGGGGCGGATGGATTACGCTGGGCAGGTGGTAACATTCGCCAAGGATGGGGAGTGGCTGGTCGTCGCCCGCATCGCCCACCACGGTGAGACGATGGAAGACGTCCTCTCAACCGTGTTGCACGAGTGTGTTCATGTGGTGCAGCATTTGATAGCAAACATCGACGATAAAGAGCCGTCCCGCGAGTTTCAGGCTCGATTGTCCGAGGAGGTGATGATGAACTTGGTTAAGGAATATTTTCGCCACAGCGAGGCGTTTACGCAGTTTCTAGCAACCTCTAACAAAACCTCGGAGGAATGATGCTATTCGGACAAGAAACCAGACCCATCGCCGACTTCCTGCCGCGCATCTTGGCGCACATCGACGGTGTGGATGAGGAGATGGTCGCTATCCTCGCGATGGATGCGGTCATCCAGTTCGTGCGCGATAGCCAGATACTCTCCGAGGTTGTCTGCGTGACCTTAGAGCCGTGTATCGAAAGCTATAAACTGCACACCCGGCTGCGTCCCTACGAGGTGCTGGCGCTTCGGGTGCTGTCGCACGGGTATGAAATACCGCTTCATGAGTCTGCGGTTGCGGTGGATAGGGACTTCAAAACGCTGTACGTGCAGCCTAACTACTGTACCGGAGACAACCAAGTGGAGGTCGAGTTCTCTGTCGTACCTGAACGGGACAGCGAGGAAGTGCCTGCGGTAATTTACGAGGACTGGGTAGAGCCTGTGGTCGCTTACACGCTGGCGCGCCTGCACAGCCAGCCGGATAACCAGTGGTACAACGTGGGCGAAGCTGACCGTCAGATGAGGCTGTATCAGGAGTTCGTGCGCAAGGCGCGGATAAACCGTATCAGCCGCGGGCGTCCGTTGCAGATGCGCCTTGCCGGACGGCGTACGACGTAGTATATTAGTCAAATCCAGTGAAGCGGATGGCAATAAACAGTCGTTATGGCGGGGTGAGCGTTTTCCGAATAGCGCTGCTTCACCGCCCCGCCGCCATTATTCGGAGTTTCCATGAATCTTATTTCTTTACAACAAGCCACCATGACTAGCTTGGATATAGCTGACTTGGTGGATTCTCGGCACGATAATGTGCGCGTGTCTATCGAACGCCTTGTCGAACGCGGCGTTATCCAACTTCCGCCAATGCAGGAAGTTGAAAATAAACAAGCTACTAGCCCAAACAGCAAAAGTAAGGTCTATGTATTTTCTGGCGAACAAGGTAAACGTGACAGCATTGTTGTGGTAGCTCAGCTTTCCCCAGAGTTCACGGCGCGCCTTGTGGACCGTTGGCAAGAACTAGAGAAAGCCACAGGTACATACCAAATCCCGCAGACCTACCCCGAAGCACTCCGCGCCTACGCTGCTGAGCTGGAAGCTCACGAGAAGACCAAACAGGCACTCGAAGCTGCGAAACCAAAAGCCGAATATTTCGATAATCTTGTTTCCCGAAACCTGTTGGTAAACATCCGAGACACCGCGAAGGAGCTGCGGGTCAAGCAGAACGAGTTTGTGAATTTCTTACTAGGAAACGGTTATCTGTACCGCGACCATACGCACAGCACACACCAGCGCTGTTCGAGGTCAAGGAATTTACTCGTGGGGAATATTCGGATGTGCAGACCTTGGTTACTCCAACAGGGCGTGAGACCTTCCGCTTGCTGCTACAAGTGCCAACGCTAGAAAATAAATGATTACTGTTTATATTTTATAGGAAATTTGTCATGAAAGAAGTAGTAAGCCTTGGTTCCCTGAAAACCGTAGAAGAAGCGTTCGATGTAACGCGCACGGATATGCACGACCTGCTAGAGGGCGGTTTGCTCTTGTTCGAGGAAGTACTGGTTGCCGTGTCTATGGAACGTGGTTTGCCGTGCGCAAAAGTGTTTTCTCCTGAACATGGCTCGTACTGGGTGTTTGACAGAGAGCTTGTTCTTTCTGAACTAAATGAACGGTTTGGATTAAGCATAAGGTAAATTAGTGGCTGATTATTCTTTTGATACAACTGGGTTTAAGTCTTTATCAGCTTATACTGGAATACCCTTTGACGATAAACCTTATAATTACTGGCTTACTTGGGAAGCTCGCGCCAAGCGTTTGTCTAACGAGATGGGATATATATCAGTTAAGGTTTACCAACCTGAAGGTTCGGATTACTTCGACTGCTGTATGTTTCATCCTGATGTGCTGGCGGCGTTAAATATGAAAGCCTGACAGTTACCTGCTACAATAGCCCAACCCTTTAATTGGTTGGGCTTTTTGTTTGCCCACGGAGAACCCCATGAGTCTTGATTGCAAGAAACCGAAAGTCTGTATCCCGACCCCAGAGCCGCCTCCGCACCCGCCTACCCCGCCATTCGAGGTGTGTATCGCGATGGACTACAAGCTCACGTGGGACGGGACACACGCGACCCTTGAGCGGGTAACGACCACGCCAGACGGGTCGTACACCATGTTCAACGTGGTAAACGGCTGCATCGTTAATCCCGGCGTTGGCGACATCCCGACCTACACCCCACCTTACTGCAACCCGAACCCCGGCGACTGTCAGCAGGGCGGCGGTGCAGGCGGCACGGTGAACATCTCGCACCAAGCGGGCAACATCATTACCAACAACGGCGACGGGCTGTACGCCCGCTGCTACGTGCAGGCTGGACCGGGCATCGTGGTAGTGGGCGTCGGTACGGTGTACGACCCCTATGTGATTTCTGGCGGCACGAGTGGTGGCGGGATTGTAAACGTCGTCGGGCGCGACGGTATCAGCGCGACGGTGGACGACAACAAGGTAGCCTACGTGGGACTGACGTCCACAGGGGTTACGCCCGGCACGTTCCGGGGGCTGACTATCGGTGTGGATGGGCGGGTGTATAGCTACGACCCCAATCTGGACGGCGCAGGCGTTCGTGCAGGTCGCGGACTAGAGAGCCACAACGAGCAGGACACGCTGGTTATCGAACACCCGGCGCAGCAAGTTTCGGGCAGTATCGACGTCGGTGGCTGGCGGCTTTCTCACAACGACTCCGGGCATTTGCAGCAGGCACAACAGCTTGCTGCCCCCGTAGCCGACGGGTGCTACATGGTCGGCGGGACGGAGGTTTGTTTTACCAACGGCATCGCGACCAGCGTCGGCGCAGGCAACGGCGGGGGTGGCGGCGGCGGAAACAACGGCGCGCCTGCACCCGGTGCGCTACGCGATATGATTCGCGTGGACTTGGCTTCCACCGGGGCGACTGGCACGCGCATCGAATATTTCGGGCAGCGGCTTCAGTTGACATTCGATAACCCCGGGCAGCTACGGGTGCAAATTCCTGGCTATGTGACCGACATCAGTCAGGTTAGCGCCAATTCCACGGCGGGAAATTGCACCGCGTCCATCGACCCCGGTTCGGGCAATCTGGTGGTTCGTTATGGTGGGCAGGCTTCCGTGGATGCCCAAGTTATCACGATAGCGTTCAGGGGCTGATATGCTGGCATGGGAGAGTTATGAGTTCGCGGGAATCGTCCCGCGCCTGCGCAAGAAGCAGCTACCGAAGGGCTACGCCACCATCGCGCACGACGTGGACTTGACCCACGGCAGTATCAAGGCGTTTCTGGAACAGCGGCACATCAAGCAGGTGGACGCAAACATGGTGCGGCTGTACGTCTGGGGTTGCGATATTCTCGTCTGGGACAAGTGTGTCGATGTTGCCGAGTGGCTACCGGATTGCCCGCGCCTGTTCGTGACTGGGAATGCTGATTATCCGCAGGTGCTAACCAGCGAAAACAAGCGTCTGGTTTATCGTCGTCTGGGTGTTCCATCCCCGCAGGGCGCACCCGTCGCCCGCGCGACCAACGTGGACAACGACCGCTCGCGTGCGGTGGCGTACATCGTGACGTTCGTGAACAGCTTTGGCGAGGAGAGCGGACCATCCAATCCCAGTAACGATGTGGTTATCGAAGATGGGCAGCAGGTGCAGCTCACTTTCCGCTACAACCCGCTCATCGAGTACGACATCAAGAAACTGCGGATTTACCGCCGCGAGACGGGCTTCCGTACCGGGCTGGAGAAGGAGCAGGAGCTGGAGACCCATTGGTTCTTCCTGACCGAGCTGGATGCCAATGCGCGGGAATTTACCGATAACACGAGCATCATCAATCTGGGGTGGGCGTTCGAGGGACTGGACACTCGCGAGCCGCCTGCCAAACTCCAGAACATCACGGCAATTCCTTCCACGGCAATACTAGCCGGAAGTGTGCAGAACAAACTGCTGTTCAGCCGCAACCTTCAGCCGCACAACTGGATGCTCTCGCAGGAGATGACGCTGGACGACAACATCATCGCGCTGGGTGCTATCGGCAACAGCCTGTATGTGGCGACAGACGGACACCCCTACCGGGTGCAGGCAGACGTCGGTTGCGATAGCCGCGACTGTCGAGCGGTGCATAAATACACCCAGTCATTCCCGATGATTAACTGCCACGTCGGGCAGGGGGCGATAACCACGCCGTTCGGCTTTATCTACGCCAGCACCGACGGACTAGTCATGCTGAACGAAGCCGAACAGCCACGGGTGATTACCAGCGAGGTGTTGTCACAGGACGACTGGCGGCAGCTTGCGCCCCAGACTGCACGACTGGCTTACCATAAAGGCGCGTTGTTTGTAGTCACAGACAACATCAGCTTCATGCTGTGGCTGGACGGAAACACTTACGCCGACACCAAATACAAGAAAATGGTGACGATTTCAGACGAACCCGTTGATATGTTTACCACCCGGCAGGGCGAGCTGGTGATGCTGTTCCGCGACGGTACGGTTAGCCAATGGAACGCGGGCAACCGCCTGCGCCCATACAAGTGGCTGTCGGCAATTATTGATACCGGGTTTTTGTTCGACCTGACCCGGTTGCGCGCGAGAGTGCAAGACCACGACACAGAGATTAGCATCATCTCTGACCGCGCCCAGATTTCAAGGAGGTTTCCCGTAGGTGATACCAATATCCCCTTCGGGCGGCATGGACGCCGACCTGAATTTACGATACTGGCGGAAGGAACGGGGGAGATAACCGAGATTGTCGCCGGGGTTTGTGTGATTGATATGGGGACAAAGGAGACACCGAAATGACCTACCAGATTGTGAGAATGCCGACAGACCAAGAAGAACTCTCGCAGATGATGGAGGAGTATGTACCGTTCCTGAACGCGATGTACACACCTCATGAGCGGGCGATGTTTGGGGATATAGACTTCGCGATGAGCTACTGGTTTATGTTGTGGGATACCGGGGCGGGTTACTTCCTGACCCGGCGTAACCCCGCAGGCGAGCTGGTGTTTCTGGCGATGGTTACGAAATACCAAGACCTCTGGAACGGTAAGTGGCGCATGGAAGTTCACCGCACGGCGGTATCCAGCGCACCGGGGATTGATGGGCAGAAAGAAGTGCAGGCAGCGCTGGATTACTTGAAGCAGAACAGTGGTCTGTTGCAGTTTGACCGCCTGTATTTCACGAACTACTACGAAGACGGTACGGAAGAAAAGCGCTTAGTTTGGAAGGTGTGAGATGCCACGCTCTGACAATGACGGGATGAACTTCGACGACCTGTTCGGCAAGTGGGGCGGGAAGCCTGACAAGAACGGGAAGAAGAAAGATACGACGCCGAAAGTTCCGGCGGATAACCCTGCGTGCAAAAACACCGGGGTCACGGATGAAGGGATAGAGCAGTCTTCCCGCTGGAAGTCCATGCTGTCTGCCGCCATCATGGCGTACAACACATGGAATAGCCTGCGCATGGCGAAGTTGCAGCGCGACCTCGCCAGAAAATATTTGCAGATGAGCAAAGACCATCGCAAGTATTACAACGACCGCTTCAAGCCGCTGGAGAAAGACCTCACCAAAGAAGCGCTGAAGCTGAAGAAGTATGAGCGCAACAAAGAGCCGCTTTATACCGGGCAGATGCTGGTAAGCGTGCGGGGGAAGAACGCGGGTCAGATTGACAAGGCGGTGTCCTGTACGGGTCGCTACTGCACCGGGCAGCGAGCAGCCATCATAACCGACCAGCTCCTCAAGCAGGCGACCCAAGAGAGCCTCGCTGCGGGCATGGCTCATCGCTACACGGACAAGGAAGAAATCGTCCACAACAATCTGCGGTGGGACAAGCGCGAGCAGGTGCTGAAAATCGGGCGCGACATCCCGGCGCAGGCGTCCAGCTTTGCTCAGCTCGCCGCTGGAATTTTCGGCGACCTCGGCACGCAGGCTGGCAAGGCAGCAGAAGGCGCGATGAGCTTTATCGCCTACGAGAGCAACCGGGCGCAGACGCAGTATCCGCCGCGCCGGGGGGATATGCAGGTGAGTAGCTACCGCTACAATCCTACGCCGCTTGAGGAGTTCAAACCGAAGCCACCGGATGTGTACGTGAAACCGGAAGAACCGACGCAGACCATAAAAGTGATGGGGTGATAAATGAGCGGATTACCAGTCGTTGTAACCACCGGGCGTCTTGAGCGGGTTAATGACGTTTCCATCAAGGCGTTTCCTTGTCCGAAGGTAAACGACAAGGGGCTGACGGGTGCTTGGTGGTGGGCAGATAAAATCGCCATCGCGGTTGCGCTGTGGGCTACCTACGAGACATGGAAGGCGGCGAAGGAAGAATACAAAATCGGCAAGGACTACTACGACCTTGCGAAAGAACAATGGGATTTCTTCCTCGAAAATTACCGCCCGCTGGAAGACCAAGAGCTGTCCGAGATATGGGCAGAGCCTCCTTACGAGCCAGATTACCCCAAATCCATCGCGGGGCATACCAATACCATAGACAAGGTTTTCGCCGCCGCAGAACGCCACAGGAGCGCCCTCACGGATAAATATTGCGTCTGCCCCGACGTGTCGATGTTCACCAAGACCGACATCATGAAATTAACCGTGCGCGGCGATTCCGATAACTTCGGTCGTCGCTACGCTGAGAAGCTGGCGCAGGAGAAGAACGACATCCGCTGGCAGCGTCGCATATCGACCGCCAGCCGTGGGCGTAACCTGCTATCCGAGAGCGCCTCCCTCGCCAGTAAGGCGGCAGGGCTGTTCGGGGACTATGCTAAGGCGATGGGCAACGTAGCATCAGGGGCAATGGCGTTTTCCGGCTACGTGAACAACCGGATGCAGACGGAATACAACCCGGTGCGCCAACGCATCAACGCCCGTGCTGATGTGCCGAATACTTACCGGGGATTCGACGCACAGGCTTACTGGGGCGACGGCAGCCGGATGCTGGAGAACACTCCGCGCGGGGGCATTTCGTGGCAGCAAGCGGAAGCCAACGCACCCTACGATGGCGCGGGTGGGGTTGCAGGTTACGACCCGACAGGATATGCTTCCGCTTCAATGAGATAAGGGGACAAAATAATGTACATACCAGATTTATTCGGCGCGTTCATGAAAGGCAAGGAATATGCCATCGACCGTAACTGGAACGACCTCAAGCAGTATGAAGCGGTAGAAGCCGCGCGTAACGCCAA